CTAGAGCAGAACGAGTGAGCCGACCATCTGCAGCAGGAAGCGCGGTGCAAGTTGAAAGGCGTTGATGATCTGCTGCTGAACGGCTGACGACACCTGCGAAAGACGCGAAGCGACCTGTCCGGCGTAAAGCTCGTGGAAAAATGCGAGATCCTGCCGCTCCACCGCCTTGTGACCCTGCCACTGGATTGCCGCCGGCATCGCAATGCCGAGCGTGTGCGAGGTGAGCGTGTTGAGAAGAAACGACGCGACCGGCATGGCCGGGAAGATCAGCACACCGAGAACGGCGAGCATCGGCCATTCGTTTCGCAGAAAGGCCTCCGCACCCTGCGCCGTCACGCCGTCGACGATGACCGACAATCCCCAGATGATCGACAGATTGATGGCTTCCACGGCCATGGACGACAGGGCAAGAGCAATGAGGACGCCGCGAAACATTGAAATGAAATGCAAAAGCACCGCGACCGGGCCTTTCGACGGCAGCGGATGGAAGGGAATGTCGAGCGGCCGTATCAACGTCTCGAAAGGGCGGAAAATCGTATCTGAAATCGACATGGGCCTCTCGGATCACAACTTGGTATCGACGGGGAGGAATCAGCGACGCATCCGTCATGGAACCACGTGCCGCCCGCGACCTCAATTGCAAACAATGGGAGGTGCGGCCGTCGCACGGCCGCAACAGAGATCGACGTCAATGTGCAGACCATGAGACGATGAAAGCCCGCGCCTGAATTCCGATGCAGGGCATCGAACTGGCTGGATCAATAAAACAAATGCTGATGACGATGCCGGAAGGCTTTTTGCGCACACGATAAATGCGGCAAATTCAGAGTGTTGGGCGCAATTGATAATGTAGGGGGAGAAGTGGAGCGGGTAGCGGGAATCGAACCCGCGTATTCAGCTTGGAAGGCTCGGTCTATCTGGCCGATATCAATAACTTGCGTGTAAAACTGGCTTTAAATCGTCAAAAATCTCTCAAATGTTTCAATGGGGCTGTAAAACTATTTTGCCCTCAAAAATCACTTCGCTCTATCAATTATTGACTCCCTCCCCGCCTATCCCATAATCAGCACCAGCGCTGGGCGGCGCGCATCAAGACATCAAGGGAAAACGAAACTCTGTCACCGGAGGGAAAGCCCGTGCGCGATGATGAGAAATACCAACGCAGACATCTCTGGATGAGAACGTGGAAAGGCGAGCGTGGCCTGAACGGCGAACTGCTCAACGACTTCGTATGCATTGTCGAGGGGGAGATAGTCGGCCGAATCTCTGAGCAAGAGACGGGCCCGATGCGCGGCACCTACAAATGGGATGGAGGGCATTCAAGGCGCATCAGGGTCAACGTGCTCCCACAGGGCGGCTATGCGCCAGACGTGCACGAGGCGGCACGCAAGGTGGAAGAACACTATGATCTGTTGAGGCAAGAGGCTGGGCTGCCTCCTGTCGTTGGTATAAGGGTGAGGGCATGAGCGACCAGACCAATAAGGCCGGAGACGGCATCCACGAGAACCACTGGTGCGAGCATCCGGGGTGCACAAAGTGGGGCGGATGGGGTTTTAGCCGGTCAAAGGCAGATAAGCCAAATTGGTGGTGCCCGGAGCATTACCCACACAAGGATACGATTAAATCCGGCCGATGAGCAGCCCACCTATCTTTTTTAGTGCATCGGCGAACGAAACGCCAAGAGCCACACCACCTATTCCGATCATGCTCAAAGCGCCGATGCCCATGAGACGCCAGCGTCGCACATCATCAGTGACGGGCTTCATTTCGGCCACGTCTTCATTCACAGAAGCGACGGAGCTTTCGACGCGGGAAATCCTGTCAACAGCCTCATCAAGCCGCCTGTGAACCCCCGCACGGCTTTCCGCTGATTTGTCTTCGGATCTCTGGAGGGTGGCTTTCATCTCCCGCATATCGTCTTGTATGCCGCGAAGGCCTGCGACAAGCTCTCCAAGCTGCCGATGAACTGCAGCGTCTATTTCAGGTGCCATCGGCAAAACCCTTGCGATGCGAGTAAAGAAAAGCCCCCGGCCATGGGTCGGGGGAGATAGTTTCAGAGCGTGATGATTGACCCGCCGACGATGGCGCCATTGTTTGCGCTTGCGATTGTCGCCGGCAGTGTGGAGCCGGATGCGTTCGCAGCATCCCATTCCTCGACAAGCCCGCTCGTCACATCGGGGTCGGAACTTCCGAGGCCAGCACGGGCAAAGCGGCTGGCAACCTCGGAAGGCGTCAGGGCGCGATTGTAGAGCCTTGCCAGAGAAACGCGCTGGCGGGACATCTGGACCGGAGCACTGGCATTGTAGGCTGCGCCAAGGATCATGCGATGGCCTGTCTGGCCGTCGATGTTCGGTTGTCCGTTTATCGCCACCATATCAAGCGCACGCTGGCGAACCAGTTGCCCGTTGCGATACAGCATCCAGCCGCCTGATCCGTCGTGTGTGGCCAGCCAGTGGATGATGGAGCCGTAATCTGGAATGAGACCGGTTCGGAACGGGTTCAGGATGTTCGTGGATGACGTGCCGAAGTCCATGCGGTCAGAACAGCCAACGGCCATGATCGGCCCGCTCCAGTTCCCGGCAAGACCCACCCAGCCTATAGCGCCCATGAATAGCGACTGCTGAAGCGCGGACACCGACGTGCTGGCACCGCGCCACATCATGACGGAGGCATTTGCGCGGGTGGTAGGCTCAATACCGCCCATCCACTCCATCGACATGGCGCCGTCAATCACCAGGCTGTTGTCAGTTCCGCAGTTGATCCATGACGTTGCGCCGCGTGCGGAAAGCAAAATGGCTTTCTTGCCGGACTTCTTGACGGCAGGAGCGGCGATCGGCGTGTCTGCATGATCGCGGAAGGCGATGACGACATAGGTTGCCGCGTTGACGTTGAGCGCAGAACTGGCGGCAAGCTGTAGCCCATCCGCATCAAAGGAAATGCCGGACGCCACAATACCGGCCGCTGCGGACATCTGTTTTGCACCGCTGGCCGACATGGTGTCCGTCTTGATCCATGCAGCCTGAAGCGTGCCGCTCAGTTTGGCGACGATGACAGCCTTTGGCTGGAAACCAAGACTGACGGCACGATTTGCGCCAGAACCGGTAAATGTCGCCGTCGCGAAGTTTGCTCCGCTCTCGAACCCGATGAAGTCGATGCCTTCGCCCAACTCCTGCGCCGCGTCATATTCGTTGACATATGGTGATGTGGAAACGGTGCACTGGCCTGTCGTCAGATTGGTGATTGCTCCTGGTTCCGTCAGCGCCGTTCCGCCAAGTAGCGCCGTGGTGGACGATCCGACCTGAAGAACCCCGTCACGCGTGCTATCGCGCTTGGCAATTACGGCGGCGAGGTTGATGCTGCTGTCATCGAACTTGATCAGCCGGCTGGCGATGGCGTTGCCCTGAGAACCGGCAAGCGCCATCTTGAGAGCAGCAGAGCGCGATATGGCGAGATGATGATAGGTGATGCCCTCGTCGTTCCATTTGGGCGACTGCGAGACGGTATAGCCATCCTTGGTGATACTGGCCCCATCTGCGTAGCTGTTGGACGCTCCCAGCACGTTGGACCGCCCCGCCCACAGATCATGCAGCTTGAGTGCAACAATCTTCGGCGCATCGGGAATGGAAATGACGAGTTCCGGCTTCCACCCGATCGAGACGCTGCGCCGCGAACCGTTGCCAACAGAAGTTCCTGTCTTGATGCTCATGCTGCGAACTCCAGTTCGACTGTCCCGGCTGATTGCGTCTGCTTCCGAAGGCTGATCTTGTCGAAGCAGCCCGTGACGCTGGCAGATGCGGATCCGGCAATGGTAATGCTTGTGGTGGCGGCGACGAATGAGGTTGCGATAGGCAAAAGACCTCCTGCTGGCACGCCAGCCGATGCATAAATCTGTCCTGTGGACGATCCGGCGGGATCTGTCGTCAGGCGGCAGGATATTGAACTGGCGTTTGGCTCCAGCATGGTGGCGCGGAACACATAGGTTTCGCCAATCTCAAGGCCGGAGACGGTTTGCGTTGCACGTCCGCCGCCCGATCCGCCGAACAACTCCATCTTGCCGTCTCGCCATGTAATGGTGGCGCCGGTCAACTGAGCCGCCCAGCCTGACACATCGGTGTTGAAATTTCCGTTGGTGACGAGTTCCGGGCCGAGAGCCGATGTCATATCGACATAGACGCCGTTGATGATGGGGAGATCGACGGAAGCTTTCTCGCCGGTTGCGAGTGCGCCCTGATACGGCATGATGCCAGCCCCAACGAAAGGACTGTCGTAAATGGAGACCAGCGGCGGAGAACCTGACGTGACCTTGACCGACAGAAGACGACCTGGGGAAATGATCGCAACGCCGGAATTGGTGATGGGGACAGTAAACCGCTCAGCCCTGCCAACACCACACCCCGCTAGCCCAAGAGACAGGCCAAGTCCAAGACCGATCATTGTGCAATCCTCACCAGCATTTCTGTTTCACGCCATGGGCGTTGTGTGACGCGACCTGGTTAGCGAACTGCCGGTCGTCCATCGTGATCTTGAGCGCGGTTTCGAGCGTCGGAGTCAGCTTGCTCCAGCCTGCGCACGCATTCGACACGTTGGTCGTCTGGCAGCCCGAAATGAGCGCACAACTCAGCAGCAGCGGAAGAAGTGATTTCCACATTGGTTTCGTTCCTTGATTGGAGAACTTCGACGGTCTTGGCTAAAGCCTCTGTGGCGGCCTGTGAGCGGCCTTCTCGTTTGCCGAGCCAGTAGGAGCCGGAAGCCAGCAGAACGGCGCAGAGAAGGCCACCAGCAGCGATTTTCAGCCAGTTGGGGATGAGTGCCCACATCATGCCTGTTCCACCGTCTGCTTGCTCTTCCACCAGCCGTAGACGCCCCAGATCGTGAGACCGAGACCAATGGCGCCCGAAACGGCCAGCATCCCGTTTGCAATGGTGTTCGCCAGATCCGAGTTGATGCCGGTGACATAGGTTGCGATTTCGGCAATCTGGTCGCGCGCGGCGGTGACCAAAGCCAACGGGCCGAAGTTGCGCGCTGCGTTCTTCACTTCCGGCACCTGCGCGATCCCTAGGTTTCCCGGCTTCTCATCTGCGGACACCTGAAACTCTTTCAGCTTGCGCATGGTCTGCGGACCGGCAACGCCGTCGATCGTCAGAGAGTTTTCGTCCTGAAAGCTGCGAAGTGCCCGATCCGTGGCAGGACCGAAGTCCCCATCCGCCGGAACGGAATGGCCGGCACGCGTGAGAAGCACCTGAATTTCGCGGACGCCAGCACCCTTGGAGCCGAGACGAAGCATCCCAGTCGCACCAGATGCGGCCGGTTCTTTTCTCGCGTATCGCTCATAGGCGGCGGCCATCTTCGTGTCGTAGGCGTTCTTCTTGTAGGCAGGTCCGTTATAGCCTCGAGCAAACCCCGCCCAATCCTTCCGGCTCAGCGCGCCAAGGAGATTGTTCGTCTTGATGAACCGAACCATCAAATCGACCTGGCCCTCTACGCCGCTTCGTGCCGCTTCGAACAGATCAATGACTGTTGGATAGCCGAGTGCCTTCCAGTGGCTCCCCATGACCTGCCCGACGCCGAAGGACGTGCTTTCAAGTGCGGCCTGCTTGTCGATCGTCATCGCCCGTCCAAGAAGCTGCCAGCGGGCTTTCTGCGATGCTGGGTTCTTCACTCCACCGACGTTCGGTGAAGCTAGACCAAGCCGCCGCGCCTCCTCACGACGAGACGCCGTCACCAGCCGGTCGAAGTAATGGCCTTCGAAACGGATCACCGGCATTTCCTTGCCGTCGATATCCGCAAAGACAACGCCGTTGCTCTCGACCTCGACAACAGCCTTCATCGCCGCCGGATCAATACCGTGCACGCTCGCAACTCGCTCGATCGAGCGCGCGACATCAGCCTTCAACATGATGTTCTCCTGATTGTGGGTTATGGGTGCCGGGCTACGCTACCGGGCAGGCGATTTTAGCGGAACACAATCAGCGATTGACGATTGGGTTCGTGAGAAATAGCAATTTGATGAGGCACACCACAGCGACTTCGAGGAAGACATGCGGATTGGGAATAAACACGGGATGGAGAACGATAGCTTTCGCGTCAGCTGCACTGTGACGGCTGCGATATTGTTCTTCTTTGCTCTTGGTATCCGGTTGATGTTCCCATATGCAGAATGGAATCTAGACGCGAACCACATCATGCAGACCGTAATTTATTCATCCCTGCAGGGTATTCCGGCCAGCGGATACAGCCTTCGGTACTGGTTCCAAGACAATTTGTATCAGTGGTGGCTTGACGCAATCTATCCGGTTAGCGATTTCGCCCGCCCGTTGACCGCGACCTCTATGCAAAAAGGTGTTTTTGTCGCCAGCATGCTTCCGAAGATATTGGGCGCCTTAAACATTGCACTCATATTCTCTTTGTCACTGACAGTAAGCGCAGACAGAAAAATTAGTGCTCTCGTTGCAGCGATTTACGCCATCACTGCTCAGCATTTAGTTATGTCGACTATCGTAGAGCGCCAGATTATCTCGCAATCACTGCTGCTCATTTCATTTCTTTTGGTGGCGGCCGCTCCGACCCGGATATCTGTTCGATACCTGACCTACGGAATTGCGATCGCCGTCAATGTGTTCGGTGTAGCTTGTTACTCTCCCCCGATAATTTTTCTGCCATTTCTGCTCGCGTTCATCGTGACATATGAGTTTCGGCAGCAAACCGACACGAATTCCAGGATCAAGACCATTATCGCCCTGGCGGGCCTCTATCTGGTCGCTGACCTTATCGTATTTCTGCTCACGGGCGCATCAGTTCTCAGCGTCTTGAAACAGGCCGTTGTGAACTTCCTGTTTTACGCTAACCCGGCATCGAATGACGAGTTTTCGAAGCTTGACCAATCCCTGATTACTGCGAATGCCCTTTGGTTTTTCGGGAACCTCTTTCAGTGGTTGCCGTACCTCCGGGAAGACAATTTCTCTCAGATATCCTACTGGTCATTCGCACTTTCGGCCGTTGTCGTGTCGTATTGTTTGTATTGCGCGGCAGCTGCTATTATCGAATTTGTCGCAACGGCAGCAAAAAAACCAAGCGTTATCTTTACGACAGGTCAAACGAGGATCGCCCTTTTTTCGGCGGCGTTCCTTACTGGCATAGCGTTCACGCTGGCAGTCCGTCACGGCAATCAGACAGAATTTTACATCATGCCATATACATTCATCTTGCCGGTCGTCGCGGAGCGCCTTTCAAGTTCACTCGCTAAAGCAACGGTGGCATTAAGTATTTGCGCGGTTCTAGTCGCGGCGACCTATTTGAATTACCCGTTCTTCGGAATGAGTATGGAGGCCCGCAACTCGTATATAGCCTCCAACGCAGATACTATCTTGCCGACAATGATCCTTAAGCCTGAGCTTTGAACGCCATTAATCACCGGAGCGCCACTGATAGGCGTCGATATCGGCAAGGCTAGCAATGTCACCCGAGGTGATCAAAGCGTCGATGGTGGCTTCGGCGTCGAACAAACTCTGCACGTGCGCTCCTACCGCAAGCGCCGTTTCTTTAACCTCGGCGGCAGACAAAGTCACAAATCCAGACAGGGATTTGAATTTGGTGGAAGCGGCCCCCGACGCGACGACATATGAATGAGCGTTGGCGATCATCGATTGACTGTCACGGCTGGTATCGACGCGGCAGCCGTTAACAACGATGCCGCCTGTCTCGATTTCAAACCTTTTCATGGCGGCATAGGCTAGCAATTCACTCTTCGTGATGGGTTCAGCAACCGGCTGGCGGAAGGTTTTCCCATCATAGATCCATCCGGGCGACACACCATCAGCACAGGCTTTGAATTGTGCGGATAGGTCCGGGTGGACGGCATCGGAAATTTTCACGCCTTTATCGAGTGACACGACCTCTATCACACGCTCGTTGTCTACTCGGGCAAAAGTGGGCATCAAATATCCTCCATATAGCCATGAACTCTGGCAATCATGTTCTGATCTTCAGGGCTGTTATTTTGAAAATGACCCGTGACTTTAAAGCCAGCAGGAAGCCTTATCGGGGTCACATAGTGACGAACCGGGAGATTTTCCCCCATTGTAGTGATGCTATCGAGCACCAAGTATGAGTTTCGCCATGTTCCGTCCTGGGATGGCCTGCGAACGCATTTGGAAACGAACTCAATGTCGGTGATAAACATCACCTTTCCCACTGGAACGGTAACCGGAAAATTCCACTCGAAGATCGGGGACCCATAGGGTCCAAGATTGTCGATCGACACATTCCCCCGGAGGGGCTGTTGACGTTTGGGACCGAAGCACATGTTGATATGGAAAAAAAAGCGCCCATTATCTCATCCCGCAAAATATTCGATGATAACCAGGCCGGCGGCACCTGCGCCACCGGAGTAATTCATGGCGCCACCGCCGCCACCGCCGCCGGGTGATTGGCCGTTTGCGGGCTGACCGGATGAGATACCGCCACCAGGGCCGCCGCCAGCAGCCGCAGCGCCACCGTTACCGCCGATCCCTGCGTTCGCATTATTGATCCAAGAACCGGACGAACCTTGACCGCCGGTCGCCTGCCTATGCCCACCAAATCCATTGCCTCCGGGTCCACTGATGCCTTGTGTCCCGTTTGTTGCCCCCGCGCCCCCGTCCCGCCTGTCGCAGATACGGATGCTCCGAATGAAGAACTCCCACCAGCAACACCATTTTGTGCAGACGAATTGTGGCCGCCCGCGCCACCAGTGCCAACGACAACGGTAACGGGAGTTCCGGGGGTTACCGCCACATAACCTTCAGCGTAACCACCACCACCACCACCACCTGCACCGGTATTCTGATTGCCACCACCCCCGGCTCCACCGCCCCACACGCGGACAAAGACCGAGCGCACGTTTGCAGGTGGCGTCCATGAGAAGGAACCAGCCGTGCCATAGGATACGATGGTGCTGCCTTTATTCAGCCGTTCCATCAGCATGGCTGATGCGAAATTCAACTGAACGTTTGTACCGTCATAAACAAAGACGGCCAGTGCGCCTGCCTTGAGATCGCCAGCAATCGGATCGGTGCCATTGTCGAGTTTGATGGACTTAGCACCGAGACCGCTGACGTTGAGTGTGCATGCGCCGGTATTAGTGGCCGAGATGATCCCTCTGAGCGGAACGCCAATCAGGTCGTTCCACGACGCTGGAGCGGGCGTGAGCGCCATTGTGAGCGCGGTCGCTGTTCCTCCAATCGTGGCATAAAGCCAAGGCTGCTTTTGCAGGGTCCGAGCGAAACCCGTTTCGAGATTATCAACACTGCCATCGTCCAAAGCGTCGAACCCGCCGTAATCGAGAATGAATTCCCCGATCATTGCAGAGACGACTGACGACTGGCGCCACACCGTATTGAGTTGGACGCTTGCCGCAGTGCCAGCGGTGAACCCGTGAGGCGCGCAGCAAGACTGTTGTAATCAGTTGGCGAAAGGACGTTCGCCCCGCCAGCAGTGCCGAAAGGAAGATACTGGTTCGTAGCCATGAGAACCCCGAATTTAGGATGTGAAGTAGGAGGGACCGACGCCCCATGAACCGGCGTCAAATCCGCCGATGTACTGGTTGCTCACGTCGAAGCCAAACACCGGCGCGCTGGTCACAGTCGTGATGGCGTAGTTGACTCGAACGCCTTCCGGCTTGATCGGTAGAAACCCTTGGTTCAACAGCGCGATAAAGAGCAGCGACGGAATTGTGCCGGAAATTCCTACCGTCATCGTCATATCGAAATTGTCGATGACAAAAATGTGCGTTCCCGGCGACTGCGAGAAAACTAGGTTGAATGCGGCCTGCGCCGTTTCAACCCGTCCATCCCACTGGTTCGCCGCAATCTTTGCCTGAAGGAATATCCGGTACGTTTCATCATCGAGACGCGTGACACCGCTGTCACTGTCATACGGCCCTTTCCAGACGCCAAGATCAAAGCCCCGGAGCGCATCGTCAAAGCTAAACCAGATGTTCGGGATCGGCGTCGGTATGAAGCGGGATCGCCCGACCCACTGGCCGACGGCGTCGAGTTGCACGCCAACAGCCACATCAAGATCAAAGTCCTGCGGCATCTGGCCGAGCATGAGCTGAAGGTTTGCAAAGGGATCAAGAACCGCCGTCAGCGTCGATGTGAAGACCGGCTTCCCGCGATAATACGGCGTGATGAGATCGAGATAGTCGTCAGTTGTGGCCATCATGTCACCGTGACGACGATATTGGCGACACCGCAGGCCGCGGCTTCATTGAAGGCAATGGCGATGTCCGCAGCGGCCAATGAGTCAGCGAGTTTTGCGATCTGCAAATTCGTTACCTCATATGTCGCGCCCGAACTGTTGTTACCAAGGTTCGCGGGGACGTAGAGGCGCGTGTAGAACACGCTCTGACCGATCGGCAGGGCATTGATGTAATCGGCCACTGCCTGTTTCAGCGCGTTCTCAATCGCAACCGTGTACCCCGCGAACGCCTTGACGGTGATGCCGGCCTTTATGCCGATGGACACGGGGCGTGAAAACTTGACGGCGTGCGAAACGCCAATGTCATCGACAATTGTGACCGTCGTCGTTCCGAACGTTCCAGACCCTGGCGTTTTCTTGTCAGCAATCGTCTGGCCGATGGTCTGGGCATCACCGCCTTCCACGATCAGCGCAATCGAATGGCTCGGAATGCCGTTGCTGTCCGTGACGTCCGTATCGTTCTCGTAGGCGCGATACCGGGTTACGCCAGTGATAGCCGCCACTGCGCCGACAATCCCCTCCAGAATGGTCAGGGAGGGCAAAGCAGTGGACGTGGCCTGCCGATTGCGAAGGTTGGCGTCCGTCTCGACCGGATTGCCCGGATTGGCGATTGCGGCATTTGAGACGCTCTGCCAGCCGCGCGTCGGTGTGGCGATGGTCGATACAGCGCCGATAGCTGCGGTGACGGCGCCGATGGTCTGGCAGACTGCCGTAACCGTGATCGTGCCGGACGGCGGGATAACGACGCTAGCTGGGAGGCTCCAGTTGTTGCCCGCATCGTCCGACACGATTCCATTGGTGACTGTTGTGCCGGCAACACCGATCAGCGCCACATCAACCGTAGAGTTGGACGCGATGTTGCGCGCGATCCCGTTGATCTTCACGACGCTGGACAGGCCAACGCCCTGCGCCGTCGAGGGCGAGAAGGCGTTATAGACCGAAGCAGCCATGTTATTGGCGTCGGTGATTGCCAGTGCCAGAAGCGCGATGAATTGACCATCGAGGGAATCCGGCTCCAGATAGACGTCAGAGCCATAGATGCCCTGATACGCGCTCTTGAGATAGGTCATCACGTCCGTATAAGCCGGAACGCTGATGCCGTTCTGATCAATCACGCAGACTGGTGTCATAGCCATCAAAGCGTCCCTGTCACTGTCGTCTTGCCGTACTCGGTCGATATCGTGGCCGAGACGTTGAACTCTCGGGTTTCCCGGTTCAGGTCACTGGAATAGGCGTCGATCTGGGTTACACCCTGCGTTCCAAGGATGCGCGACCGAATGATCGCATCGCGCGTCTCGCCGGTGTATTTGCCGAGAACCCGCGTCTTCCACGGGATGCCCTCGGATGTGTCGAGGAACCACTGACCCTGCTCCAGATATAGCCGTGTCAGCACGCACTGCGCCGGGCCGTCAGGAACGTCTTTCCAGAAATCCTGCTGCTGGTTTCCGAAAGAATAATCGCCATTGGCGTCAAGCTTTCTCACACGCATCAAAGCACCGCATAAACCTTGTTGGACGGTCCAGCTTCTGTGGAGACTCGTGATCCACCCAAGCCGCCGAGATCCACTCTGGATGAGGTGATGTTCACCAGCATTCCCCCTACCGTCATGTTGACTTGAGACGGCGTGAAGGTGCCACTTGATCCACTGGTCTGAACCTTCACATCGTCCTCCTTCAGCGAAACTGTGGTGTTCCCGCTATCAGACCGGAGTTGAACGGAATCTGTGCTGACGTTGGTCAAAGCCTTTCCGTTCGACCGGAACCCGACCATCGCAAAGCCATCAGACAGGTCATGCGTGCGCGCGTCGATCTGGCTTTGCACGCCCCCGCTCTGCTGCCATGCATCGCTCGGCCGCGAAGAAAAGACGACAAGCGCCTCATCGCCAGCTTTTACCGGGAAAGTCATGGATGCCCCGCCGCCTGTCGGAAAGTGCATCGGCACGTCCGTCAATAGCGGAAGATCAACTGCCTTCACCGATCCGTCTGGCATCTTCTGCTGGCTTTTGATCGCCGGCTGAAGCGTTGCCGTCTGTTTGGCGAAGTCCACAGATTGGACGATGGCCGGAACAGCCGTCCACAGCGAAGCCTTGAAGCCGTCGAGCATCGCCCGGAAGGCCTCTTCCAGATCGCCAGTGCGTTCCCTGATATCCATTAGAGAGCGATCCCTTGAGAAGCGATGGAAAGAGGTATTGGTCCCTTGCCATCAGCGCGAAGGCAAAGGATTTGAGTGTACCAAGGATCACCGCGGGTATCCCCGCTGTGGTTGACCACAAGGCACTTGTAAAAGCCGTCGTCGGCGGTTGACGGGATCATGGCGTTGTTGACGACCGCGGTGTAATCAGCGCTCAGTTTTGCTTCCTGAACCGATGCCTGATCGATCTGGATAAGGCTGCCCGGGCCGATCTGCGGGTTGAGCAGGCACGTCACCAGAATGCCGTCGATCGATTGGACGGGAAGTCCAATCAAGCCGGTGCGCGAGTTGAGGACGATTGCGCCGCCCTCTTTCGGCTCGTTGTTCTTCGTGACGGTCAGTTCGTTGTTCTGGATCGACCAGCTCGTTCCGGTCGAAATCGCGATGGTGCGAAGGATGTCCCGAGCCATGCCGAACATGACGCGCGCCCGAGGCATCTTCTTGTCACCCAGATCGGCAATCTTTCCCAAGGTGATGCCAAACGGCTTGAGAGCCTCGTAAACCGCCAAAACCTGATCACGATAGCTATGGCCGGCGGCCAGCGTCTTGCTAACCGTCGCGAAATTGTAAGCTTGATCACCGCCCTGTGCGATGATGTTAAGATAAGTGTCGACCGGGTTTTCACGGCCGGAGCGCTTCTGGATGATCTGGCCTTTGAAAATCAGGCCGGGGTTTTCCTCGTAGCCGGCCTCAAGCGTGACTTCCGTGCCCTCACCCTTGATACGCTTTACCGTCTGATCCGACAGGTTGGTGATCGTGATGTCCGCTGCATTCGGAGACTGCAGATTGTGCTGCGTAACCTGAAACCGGATGCGAAGCTGCGACAGGTCAACGCTGTCACCGCCGCCAGCCACAGTGAGCTTGCAGTACCGGAGCCATTGCTGGGCCATCAATCAAACCTTGGTATAGAGATGCGACGTGGTGCCAAGATTGTCGAACGTCGGCACAGCATCAGGATCGCCGTCAGTCGCCACGTAGAGCGCAACACCGATCCCAAGATATGCGTACTGCGCCAGAAGATCGGCGCCGGTCACCATCGGGAGACCATTCGCCAGCGGGTTGCCGTCAGCGTCGGCAATATCCAGCAGCCAGCCGCCCATATCCGCCGCCACATAGCGCGTCGTCAATTGGTACGTGGTTTCCTTCAGGATGATCGAAAACGTCTCTGGTGAGCCGCTGAGAGGGATTTCGTAGTATGTTGCCATGACCAACTCCAAAAGAAAAAGCGGCCCCAAAGAGCCGCTTCTTCATCCCTATCGAGTCCTCGACCCGCCACTCCTTGCCGGGACGAACCTGAACAGGCCTTGCCTGCCTAAACAGACCTAAGCTCGCCGTGCCTTGCCAAACCAAGCCTAGCCTGCCGGACCATGCACAGCCGCACCTTGTCGTGCCGCACCACACCTAGCCTCGCCAGCCTTACCCGACCTCGACTAACCTCAACTCAACTCGCCTTAGCTCGCCTGCCATGGCTAAACTCGCCGTACAATGCCTTACCGGACGATGCCTTGCCTGCATCAACCCGACGCAACCTACCCCGCCTGAACTCACCTTGACTGCCCAACCATGATCCTTGCCAACCGAACGGGCATTCGGTTCCGCCTCAGTGCTTCCCGACCTTCTCCAAAGACCTTGGGAAGTCCTTGTCGATTGTGTCGATGATATCGATGAAGGAGGCAAACTCCTTCAAGTCCTTGTATCGCGCCTTCCATGCCTGCAATTCAGACCAAGCACGTTTGAGAACCATGTCCCGCGTTTTGGTCTGGCTCATTGCGTGTGACGTCTCGCGGTAGTGTGGGGCGCCCTTTTCTGCGATGTGAACGTAAGCCTTCTGCCTGACTGCCGGCTTGTCGTCACTCACATAAACAGCAACCACAGCCCGGATAAGGCCGCGCGCCTGCTGGAGACGGTAGGCTTCGGCCGCCTCCCGTCGTTCCACTCGAAGAACGAGTGAAGCGGCGAGTTATCGTGTCGCGCGTCGTCTAGCACGTCCTGCGGCGTCAATTCACCTTTCAGCCGCTTGCGAAGCATTTCGATGTGTTCGCCAACAAGCTTGGCGTTCTTCTCTGCGCCCGGCTGGAACCGGGCACCTTCAGCGAATTCGAAACCGGCGATTCTCATGGGCGCGGCTCCACAAGGCGCCACGCGACGATGTCATTCGCGCTGCCCAAGTGCATCCAAGGATGAGAGCCGGCGCGAATGTTCAGCCACTCGTGCCCATCGCGATCTTTGACGTCTACCATCACATCCTCATCGACAGGCATGCCTTCTTCAGAATCATCGCTCCAAACGCGCCAAGTCAAAGGATCCGTTCTTTTGTTCCAAGCTGCGGCGGCTTCCTCATCCGTCGAAAAGCCGGCCATTTCTGCACCGCAATTGACGGCCCAGCACTTTATAATTCCAGGGCCAGGCTCGCCCATGTAAGCGCTCGCTTCATCTCCACCACAGAACGGGCAAAATCGCAGAATTAGATGGTCGCTCATGCCGCATCCTCCAGTTTGGTCATGTCCGCTTCCGTAGCGACATGGAACATGCCGTACTGGCCATCCTTTTCAGGCCGCCACTCACCGACGCCGACCGCGAAGCCAGCAACATTGAGCAGATTCAATATCTGGCTTTCGCTCAGTACGTTGGCATTGTAGCGAACCAGCAGCTTTGCGTGCCATTCCGAGAATTCCGGCCGGTAGCGCAAGTCTGCCGTTCCCATGCCGACCCGAACCATGTCTTCGCGCATGGAGGGCTTGCCGCCCTCGATGCGAACGAGATTGACGCGAGACTTAGAGCCTTCGAAAGCGCCCTGAATGTCAGCGTCCTCGCCAAGGATGTGGAACGCCTGGCGGGCTTGGATTTTCGTCAGACCAGCGACGGACGTTCCAGCCGTGACCGCGGCATTCTTGAATGCAACGCTCGGGAAACCATAGCCGCCATCGGCAAGCCGGTACATCGAAGCCTCAAAATCCGCCTTCGGGTCTTTGGCCTCCTTGGCTGGCTTTGCCTTCTTCATCTGTTTGTCGAGCATTTCCTTTTTGGCCTTTTCAGACCAAGCGTGGACGATGAGCGGGCTATCGCCAACCACAGCCACCTCCATCAGCCGGATATCCAGCTTCGGCAGTTCAATTCCAATGTTTTCTTTTTTCGTAACGGCCATTTCAGTCTCCATAGGCGTCCGGCCCGCCAAGCCCGGTAACGCACAGGGGTTCGCTTTCACGAACACCGGAGCCTATGAAGCTCTGTGTTCGCGTTACATCCTCATTGGCGGCGAGGAATTTCAGATTTTCAGTGGGTGTCCGTAGCCAGCGGCGCTATGGCCGCAATAATGTCGGACGGTGTAGAATTGCAGAAGGCTTCCCATGAGGCGATCGTCAGCGCCTTAAGGTTCCTGTCGTGGACATTGTTTGCTGGCAGTGACGCCGCGCGCTTGACCACATCATCGATCAGTCGGTCGATGGTCTCACACAGGGTTTCCATGATCTTACCCGCAGGGGTGAAGTCCATTGACCTATCTTTCCAGAACTTTGGGTGCTGGTTGAGAGCGTTTAGGACGTTCCCCAACGTCATCAGTGAATCGAAAAGCCTGTTCAAGTCTTCATGATCGGTCAAAGCGCCGATGCTGCCGCGCATGACTGCGATGTCATGGCTGCCAGAAAGGACCTTTTCCATCACGCAACCTCCAGAACCTTAGCCGAACCGCCGGTGAGAACCGGGGCCTTCGGAGCCGGGATTGCGAATGCTGCGCCATTATCGCGCTCTGCACGTTCAAATGCTGCCTTGACGATCGGGTTCTTGATCAGTGCTGAGATGTTGAACATTTCGTTTGCTCCTTTGTACCTCGTGTGATACCTAGGTAGCAATAACGAGCCGCACAGTCAATACCTAAACACCAAAAAAAGTACGCAGGTATCACTTATGACCATAACAGCAGACCAATTGAGAGCCGCTAGGGCGCTCTTGAAGATGGAACAGAGAGCACTCGCGGAGGCGGCTGACGTGCCTGTACAGACGCTCAAGCGCTATGAAGGGTCAACCGGACCTCTTACCGGGAATTATCAGAATATCTCCTCTATTATCCGCGTCCTTGAAGAGGCCGGCGTAATCTTCGTTGGTGATGGCGATGTTTCTGTAGGAGGCCCAGGTGTTCGTCTTGGCAAGATTTCGCCAGAAGGCGTTGGGCATTTCGTTGGGAATGGCTGACTAGGCCGCTCGACCAGAACGAGAATTCGTGGTTCTATGCACCCGTTTCGTTTGATCCGGGGGCCACCATGACTGAAACCAGCACAGCCAATCAGCCGTTCGCGCCTAAAACGTCAAAACGGTCTAAAGTCATTGCGATGGCTGTATTCGCTGCCATCGTGGGTTTCCTCTACATCGTATCGAAACTGGCGACCGAAATTACGACGCCCCTTGCGAAAAACTCGCATCGCAACTACTCGAATTAGCTAAAGACCAAAGCAATCCTTTCTTCCGCACCATCGACTTTGTCGATTTGAAACTTTCCAAACAGAGCGGAGAAAATGTTCAATGCTCCGCCATCGCCATGCTCTCTAACGGGATGAAGATGAACGTGAACCTTTCTCAGTACTCTGAGTATGGAAAGCTCTGGGTGAAGTCTGATCCCCAAGGGTTACCTTTTTAAGGAATTGCAATGCGCAGCTTTTTGTTCGTCGCCACCATCTTTTTAATTCCAGCCGCATGTCTTTCCGCCGACTATCCCTTGGCATCATGCAGTTCGTGGAACGCAACCCTGATTGAGAGATCAGGAGCAAACACTCGAATGGCAATTATCAAGGGCCTCACTACGAAGCCCGATTTCGTTGAATACTGCCTTCGCGACCCTGGCGGGGAAACTGTGGATCACGGCGGCAAGCTTAGCGTTGACCAATGTGTTGACAAATATATGCGGTCGAATGGAAACCAGTTTTATTCGGCTACAGCGGACTGTGATGCGGCAAGAATCACATCCGCCGTCGCGGACAAGGTCGTTAAAATGAAGTTCCCTGTCGGCGGAAATTTTGATACGTCGTGCGCGGGTGGATACCCTCCGATCGAGGCTCAGTTCATTTTACTCTGTCCAAAAAAAGCAGAAGAACTTGACCTTGTTAAGTGAAACAGTTCACGGAGTTATCCGTCTCTCGCGTAGGTGAACCCGGTCGTCTGGTACTGCTTCGCACCGCCATTGCCGATCGACGTTGTACGCGCCGCTTGGCTCTGTTGACTTTTCGGCGCTGAGGTCGTTGTCGTGCTGACGATGATGATCTCGCGAAGCCCGACAGTCACCAGCAGCGCATTTTCCGAATGCTCATCCGTCACCACTTCAAGCGATCGGATCAGCATGTTCGAATATGAGCGCTTGCCGGTGAAGACCGAGAATGGCTGGCGCATCTGCTGGAGTGCGAGAAGCTCCTGATAGACCGCCTGCACATATCCCGTCGTTCCGGCCGTCGAGTTCGACCAACCACAACGCATCTCGATCTCGGAAGGCATCTTGAATGCGTGATCCGAGATTGCCGCTCCCTGCTCCACCGGGTGATCGGTAATCACCAGTTGGTCGCGGTGCACCTCTTCCACGACCACATCGGGGATGATGAACCCGATGAGGCGCGTGGGGGAGAAAATCAGGGCAAAGGCATCGTCAAGCAAAGACATCAGCGAATTGCCCCTTGAGTGTTACGCAGAAGCCGGCCATTGACCGACTCCTGCTTGCCTGCCACGGCGTTGGCCGTGTCTGTCGGGTTTGACGAACCCACTACAGAGATATTCGTCGTCTGGTTCATCTTCACTTCGCTACCGGCATTGATCCCCGGCGGCTGCATTAGCGGCGGCACTACGTTCCCGCCGAAAGCCGGGTGAGCGCGTTTAAAGGCGTTCGGATCGTTGCCCGCAGGAGAGTCCTGCAGAACCTTTCCCCATTTGTAGGCAAGATCAGTCCTAACGGCGGTCTGTCCGGCCTTGTCCCGTGGGCGTTCGTAATCATAGGTCGCTGCGCTGACGCCGTACTCAACTGGACCACCTTCAAGAAGCTTGCGCCACGCTCTCCTTGCCTGGCTGTCATTGCCCTGCGTGAGTTCCCAATAGGCACCCTCCAGCTTCTTCTCATGGGACGTGTTGTTGTCCCACATGTCGATGCCGGTTGCCGCAAGGATCGCGTTTCTGCGGTCCCTGTGGTGCTGGAAAGGACCACCCGCCAGGTACTGGCCGCTGGCGCTATCGAAATCGCCGCGGGCATTCGGGTTGAAACCGCTTTCGCCATCTTCTGTACCGACCATTGCAAGTGCGGATTCTCTGGTTAGCCCTTTACTACGCCAGAAATCGTAAGACCGCTTCGCGTTCTCCCACTTCTGCTTAACATTAATCGGAGCGCCTTTTTGCGGGCTTCCAGAGCCACCAGCACCACCACCGCCGAACATTCCCTTGACCTTGCCGTATCCCCAGCGAAGCGCGTCATCGACGCCCCAACGCCCGAGGCGAGGCGCATTCGTGAGCCCATCGCCCGGGTTGACGATCGAGTTCGCTCCGGCCGCCGCTGCACCATAGATGCCCAGCATGCCAAGGAACTTACCCATCAAGCCGCCACCCGTGCCGCCGACGAGCAGCCCAAGCATGGAGATCAGCTTGCCAAGCACCGCGGCGCCGACAAGAACCTCGATCGCAGCCACAAGACCCTTATCGCCAGTGATGGATTCGGCAATGTTGGTGAATCCGGTCCAGACAGGCTCAAGCTTGTCCAGAACCTCACCGAGATTGGTTGCCAGCGTGGCAATCACCTCAGCAGCGTCACCGAAAGCCTTGGAGATGGCGGGGCCATTGTCGACCATCCATTTCTGGATCTTCTCCATGAATTCGGAGATTTTCGGCATGTTGTCCGTGAGGACTTTACCGAATAGGGTCTCGATGCTCGCGGCCATGGCGTTGACGCCACGCATGAAGTCTCGAGATGCCTTGGAGGCTTTGTCACCGTTGAGCCCGAACGCCCGATCCCGTTCCTTCTGTTCCTTGATGAACCTCTGCAACTCGCCGCTTTGCAGCGCGCGGAGCATTGTTTCATCAATCCCCAGCGCCGAGGCATACTGGTTCGCTTGATAGTAAGGCATCGACTTGAGCCGCTTGCCCAAGTCTTCCATGACGTCGATCTGGTCGCGAAGCTGACCGTTACGTGCTCGCGTCTGCACGCCGAGCGACTTGACCAGGCTTTCATAGCCCGGATTGGTTCTGAGCCTCTGTCCGAAAGCCTCGATCGACTGAATGGCGCCCTGATACGATCCACCAAGCTGCGAGACCGCATAGGACAGGGCGCGGATATTCTGGACAGAGGCGCCCGTACGCTGCGATGTCCAGTAAAGGCTATCGAAGTTCTTCGCGACCTGTTGAAGCGCCTCAGCGGTCGTCTTTGCCGCCGCAACGATGGCCTTCGACATAAGCTCGGCCTGAAGCGTGGCAGACCGGACGCTATCCTTGAATTTCCTCTCGGACTGCTGGTCGACCCCGTAGCCGATGGAGACGAGAAACTCGCGGATGGTATCGGCCATCAGTTTTCCCTCGCCGCCTTTTGCGCACGCTGCGTGTTTTCGTCCAGCGCGTCTATTGCTTCATTCATCTGCGCGATGTCGCACAGGTCGACGGAGCCGTCTTTCAGGCTCTCGTATCGGCAGAGCCCCCGCATCACGGGACGCATCATCCAGTCCATGCCATCGGGCAGGCTGACCGGATCGAACTTTACGCCGGCTTCTGATCGGGGGATGCTTGCTGGCCGGCGCTCATAAAAGGGAGAAGATTGTCCGACACCACCTGAAAGACGATGCGAAGGAGGACGGTCATGTCCATGTCGGCAAACATCGGCTTGTTGGTGCCGCGCGTCCAGACCCGCACATAACCGGGACCATCAAGACGATAGACGACGCTCATGCATTCCGAGATGATGTAGTTCACATCATCGTCGGGCATCTTGCCGACAATCTCCAGCAACGGCTGCAAGGCGCCGATGTCACCCTTGATGCTTTTCAGCACATTGGGGACAACGGCGATCACTGGAGCAATGCGCCGAGCGACGTGAAACTGCTGCATCGCGTCGAGCTTTTCAGCCCGGTATTTCACGTCGTTGATCTCGAAGTCAGACATTAGACGCCCTCACCCAAAATCTGGTCGATCTTGCCAGCCTGCCACGACCATTCAACGGTGTTGCCGTCCTTGGCATAGGTCAGGTCAGGAGCCTTGGCGAAGGCGCAGATAGCTGCCGTGATGCTGTCACCACGGGCCGTATCGCGGATCGTGATGGTGTTGCGACCGTGAAGCGCCGATGACGTGGTCTGGTAATTGTAGAGCGTCATCAGCTGCTTGTTGACCGGGCTGGTTTTCAGCAGCCGGACCGAGACGGTTCCAGACTTGCCAGCGTGAAGGGAGTGCATTGCACTACCATCGGCGCCGATCGTCATGGTGTTCTTGTCTTCGGTCATCGTGATGGTGATGCCTTCCTCGGAGTTGCCGGAGCCATTGCCGAGAGAGAAGTTTCCACCGGGGCCGGCAATCGAGGCCGTCACGTCCAAAAATGAATACGTAGCTATGGTAGCCTCCTATCGATTAACGGCGGGAAGCGCTTCGCTTCCAAAGCCAGTTTTAGCATTTAAATCAACATTTTACCTGTTGAAGTTAATGATAACGTTTACCTTATGCACGGCTCCCGCACCCTTAGCAGCAACCTGGATTGTCGGAGCAACACGGGTTTCACGCGCGGCCTGCGTCTGGGTCGCAACCTTCGGCGCATAGACGTAGTAACCCTTGGTGAGCGTATCACCCTGGCTCAACTCACCGAAGCCGCCAGCATTCCAGACACCGGGGGCAAGAAGGCCATTGTTGACCGCCTCGTCCATGGTGGACTCGATCACGTTGACGATCAGGTTAACGCCTGCGTCAGTCTGGGGAATTTTCGTGGTCGACTGGTAGAGCAGATTGTAGACGTTGTTCTGGACTTCGTTCTGCAGCCAGTCTGTGCCGTGCACTTCATCGAAGAAGTACCCGTTGGCCATCACGCCTTCCTGAATGATCGCCGTTGCGTTGGCATAGGCCACGAAGACGTTGCAGTTCTTGCCCTTGAGAGCATTCGCCTGCGTCTGTGTCAGCTTTTCGGCCGATACGCCCGGCTCCTGTTTGAACTTCAGCGTGATCGTGCTGTTGTTCGCCGTGAAGTCGACCGTGAAGGCGCGACCGAGCAGCGATGCCACGGCGTAAGGCGACGAGGACGAATACTGCGTCACAGTGCGCTTGTAGTTCGCCGTTTTCAGGAGCGACGGCAGATCGTTCGTGACGGTCGAGTCCAGCGCCTGCGTGTTGGTAATCGTGATGCCCAGGATGTGAGACACCGCAGCGCCCTCGATGAAGGCAGCGGCGGCAAGATAGGCAGCATCGTTCGGGGAGGTAGCGGTTGCCACCATCACGCCGTACCAGTCGTTGGACATGTCGGCAAAGGTCGTCAGGGCAGATACCAGCGTTTCGGCAGCAATGCCGCCTACCGGGGCAGAAGCCAGACCGGTGGTGAGCTTCAGCTGCGCGGAAATGTCCGTTCCAGAGCCGGTTGCCGTGGCATATCCGACGGTCGACGTTACGCCGGTGGTGTCGGACTTGACGATAAAGCGGCCATTGGCTGCGTCCCACGTCACCGTCGCACCGGTCAGCGCCGTGTCGATGATGGATGCCACGCCGTTGAGGTTCGTCTGCGCCGAGAAGTTCAGGGCAGAAAGCGTCTTGGTGGCGCCGTCGATATCGATCTTGAAGGAACCGGCCGTGATGGACGTCCATGCAGACATCAACTGTTCGGAAGCCGTCAGAACGCCACCGTTCAGCGTGCCCTTTGTCGCCGTCTGCGCCCAGCGACCAACATAGAGGATTGCCGGCTGGGGGCTCTGCGAGAAGAACAGGTTGGCGGCAAGATATTCCGGGGCAGTCGTCCCGAAGTCTGAGGCCACGCCGTTGAGGTCGGAATAGCTCCGCATCCTCTGTCCGGCGTCGATGACGTCGCTTGATCCGAGGATCAGGAGCGCGCCGAAATTGCGTGCAGCCGCGGCGATGGGGCTCAGGTTTACCGAGACGTTCACCACGTTGTTGACATTGAGACCTGTCGCCATTGGCTATCGCTCCTGTGCGGTCCAGTTTTCGGAATTGGTTTCGGATTGAATGGAGCCACCGGCCCCAAGCAGATTGAGAACCGGATAAGTCCTCGTGATCTGTCGTCTCAGCGTGAACGGCACGTCGAAACGGCGCATCCACTGCGTGCTGATGAGTTCTGGCGCTGCTATCGTGTCTCTGGCCTCGTAGAAGGCCATTCCCTGCGATTGGAGCACTTCCATGTTCTGCGGTATCTGCAGGCCGTCCTTAAAGGCTGCGGCGTTCGCCTGCCCTGCTGGCCCGTAGAAGGAAACGAGCAACTCAATCGTTTCGTGTGTGATCGATTGATCGCTTCCGTCACCGTCGCCCAAGTGGCGCACGGCGTTGAAACTGTCGGAGCGCTGACGAGTGATCCCGAAGGCGCACCAGTTGACGTTAATCGCGGGCTGCTTCGGCGGGTCCTGTTGCCACCGAGGGCGAACCAGAGAGCCAGCAAGCCCCGTAATCCCGACGATGGCCGCTTGTATCTGGTCTTCAAGCTCGACGTCCTGCGCCGGTCCTGGCGACGTGGGCTGAAGATATCCGCCCGTTGCTGACGTGTTCATGTCGGGGAAGCCTCAAGCAGATCGATCATTGTGAAGATTGCCGAGACGAAGCCCGCCCCGAAGTTCGTCCAGTCGTTCAGCGCGGTCAGGCGATAGTTGACGCCGTTCCACGCCATTTCATCCGCCTGCGTCGTTTGTGTCGCGGCAACGAGCCTGAAGGTCGTATGGACCATCACCGAGCCTTCTACCCGCGTCAGTTCAGGAAATCGCTTCAGCATGTCTCCTTGGCCCGCTGTGACGACAGCAATCACGTTGGGGAACGTCTCCGTAGTGATCACAGGTCGACCGTTCGATCCGATTGTCTCGGTCTTGCGGGTGATCGTGACCGTGTCGCAGAAGTCCGGGTCTGACAGGATTTCAGTGACGTCAAGCGTTGCCATGGTCACTCACCTTTCGGACGAACCGCATAAGAAATGCTTTGTCGAAGTGAACCGGTATCAATCAGCGGCTTTTCACCAGTGCGCCCCTTTGCCTTGCGCTTAGCCAATGTGGCAGGCGCGAGAGGATCGAAGGGACCATCGGTGATTTTCTTCTGCACCGCCGCCTGACCGATAAGCCCGACCTTGTGCAGCGTTTTGTCTGCCGCCTCTGCATCACCCGTGAGCGACTTGATAGCTCCGGCTTCCATCGTCTTGCCGATATCGGGCTTTGCGTTCTCGATGCCAGGCACAAGGAATGCACGCTGCGGAATGTTCTTCTCAGGCACCCCGGTTTCCATCAGATAGCCGATCTCGGCATTCGTCAGCGGCGATTTCTCCCCGTCGTCCGGCGGCCGGTCGGCTTTATCCATCGGAACCCCGACGAGAACTTCTTTCTTCGTCAGGGCCTTGATGTCCGATAGAACCTTGTCGACCAAATCCTTCTGAACGGTGAGGCCAAGCCTGTTGACCATCAGGCGGCAACCCAGCGCGCTTTGTCTTTTGCGTTGACGAAGAACGGTGTTGGCGTGGAAGCCGCAACAAAGGAACGCGCAGCAGTCGTGGATGACGGGTCTGCGGGGGTAGCGCCGAAGGTCACCCAGCAATCGGCCGACGCGATGACGTTGCAGAGCGGGCTCGAAGCATTGTCACTGGCAGGCGCTTGCGTGGTTGTCGTCCCCTCGGTAGCGAGGGTCTCTGCGGACTGCAAAAGCCCAAGGACCGGAGCACCATTCGCGCTGCCCTTCAGTTGCTGGCGCCATTCAAAATGCACTCCAGAGAGAGCCATGTTGATCTCCGTTAAAGCTGGAAACCGCCAGCACCGAACATGTCTCGCAGATCAGCGAAACGCGTGCCGTAGGTCGTGAGATTGAGATTGCCGGCGCCCTCGACTGTGGCGACAGTGGTGTCGTAGCTGACGGAAACCCCATCAACCGATTTCGATGACTGAACGCCAGAGGACGAACCGGGAATGCCGCCGGCCGCCGCCGCCTTGCTATCCTTCTTCCAGATTACAAGGTTATGCGCCGTCAGCAGATAGACGCCGAGGTCGTAGAGCGTTCCCCATCGATCAAGGTTGACAAGATTTTGAGCATATCCCAGCCACAGATTGACCGTGGCGTCGGGATAGGCATTGGTGTCAGCAAATTCAGGGAACGCGGTTCGGAAGCCAGCGGCGTCAGCCATGGGTTATTCAGCCTGTTCCGCGGCCTTCGCCTTTGCACCGCCAGTCTTTGGCTTGGAGGCCAATGGGTTCGGCAGGTCGGCGTCAGCTTTCTTGTTCGGGACGTCCCCGCCTTTAGCCGCTGCGACTTCAGCCTGTTCCGCGGCCTTCATCTGCGCCATGCGGATGGCTTCCTGGCTTTGGCGAACAGCTTCGTTCTGTGCGGCCAACTGTGCGGCGGCAAGCTCCTCTGCTTCCGTCTGAGCCTGTGCGGCGGCAGCGCGGCGCTCTTCCGAGGCCTGAACCATCCACTCATGGCTGCCTTCCGGCGGCGCAGGAGGCTCGTATCCTTCCAGATGGGCCTTCGTGAACCAGTGGTCGGAAACTTCCTTGTTCACATCATGCTCGCCAATGTCGAACACCTTGATCTCGCCGCTGTCCAGCGTGAGCTTGAACGGCTTGGCGACTTTGATCTTTGCCATCGTTATTTCTCCTTGTAATGGGATTGGGCGGGAAAGTGGTTATCCCCGCCCGCTCGATGGCTGGGCGTCAGATTCCGTCCATATAGCCGAGCGTCTCCTGATAACGCGCCTCGACCTGCCCGATACGGCCGAAGTAAGTCGTGATCTGGTAGAGCGAGCGGTATTCAACCGGCGTGCGCTGCATCGGCACCAGCGGGAACCGGACGTACTTCGGATCCTTGGAGTACGCCAGCATGCGGTCTGTGCTGCCTGCGCCGCGACCGGTCAGCCATTTCAGCGGCTGAATGTTCAGCGGCTGGCCGTTGACCGTGTTGGAGATGCAGTTCTGCTTCAGGTATTCCAGGATCGACACGTTGCCGGCCGTGGAAACCGTCTGCGAGGCAAGATAGCCGAACTGAGCCGGGGGAATGCGCAGATCGCTCGGCGCCACGGCATAGCCGGACGCTGCCCATGCTGCGTTGAGGACGGTGTTAACGTCCTTCAGGATTTCTGCCGGGGTCTTGTTGATCCAGAGCGGAGAACCGCCGGCGCCGTTGGGGGCGTTCGTCGGGGTGACCGATGCAAGGTTGCAGAGGCCGTAGCAGGAAGGCAGGGTACTGTCACCGATGTAGACCTGCTCATCGATGTCCATGTTCCACTTGAGGGTCATGGCATCGTATTTCTGCGTGTCGACCGGACGGCCAAGCTGGGCGGCGCTTTCGAGCTCCGGGATGGTCCAGGAAAGTTCCATGCCCCAGAGGTGCAGAGGCTGGGGGTCTTGCCGATGTCGATCTGGATGGTGGAGATCGCATTCGCGCTCTTGCTGATCCAGTTCTTGCCGGTCGGGGTGATGCCACCAGGTGCCGCGAACGAGCTGTTGGTGAACGAAGCAAGCTCGTCACCGATCTGGACGTCTTCACGCAGGTCGATATCGCGCGACCATGTGTAATTGACCAGCGGCTGGTTCAGGGTCTGGTCGAGACGCTCAAGCTCGCCAACGAGGAAGGCGCCGGCAGAGTCGATGGTTGCCCGGTCGAAAGTCGTGAAATTGTCGCGGGTCTTTGCGCGCAGGGTCACCGGCGAGGTAAGTGCGGTGCTGCCCACGATGTTGCGAGGATGGAACATGTGTTTCTCCGAATGAACGACGGCAGCGCCGCCTCAGATGGTGGGGATGACGGCGGGGCTACCGCCGCTGGGATCAGATATTGTAGGCGATTTCCACGTTTCCGTTTGCGTCGGCCGGACCCATGAAGGTGAGGCCGGCAGGAGCAACGGTGTTGGTGGAGTCCGCAGCACCTTCGAATCCGCCGATGGGCTTGCCAGCAGCAGCGTTTGCAACGCGGATGTAAACCTGTCCGCCCTTTGCGACGGTCGCGCCGCCGTTGAGCAGAATGGTCATGTAGCCGCGCTTGAGGAACGAGCCGATCCCACCGGTCTGGGACGGGGTTGCAACGCCGAGAGCGTCACTGGCCGTGCTGGGCGACTGGTAAGGGAAAGGCTTCACGTTGATGGCCGCAAGGGCAGTAGCCGCCTCACCGCCCGAGAACGGCACGTAGGAGCCGCTGGAGAGCTTTGCAGCAAGGCCGAAGGCCGAGAACGGGGCAGAAGCCGAGTAGAGGCCCGGTTCAACCGTTGCATGCTCGGTACGGGTGAGAACGCCAGCGATACCGGCTGGCATGCGGGTCAGGTAAGACACCATGGATTATCTCCTTGGGAGGGGTCAGCGCTTCCAGAAGGCGCGGTGGGCTTCGTTGATGCTCTTGATCGAATTTGCGTGAGCATCGGTGGCAGCGCGCCGGGTATTGTCGAATACCTGAGCGCGGTTGTTGGCTCGCTTGGCGAGTTCGGAAGCGCCGACGAACATCTGCTTGGCAGCGTCACAGGTGAGCTTCGTAAAATCGGGGCGATCACCGACAAAGGGGGTGACGAATTCCTTGCGGTCGTCGTCCTTGAAGGCATTGGCAAGGGCCTTGCGGCGCAGAGCGCAGAGCGAGTCTGCAGTCTTCTTCTGGTCGGCCTTGGCGTCGAAGGTCGGCAGCTTGATGCCGGGGGAGAGGATTTCAGCGCGGGCGAGAGTTTCGGTGAACTCGGATTTCAGGCCAGCGGAGTCGGTGGTCTTGCCGGACTTTTCTTCGTCCGTCTTTCCCTCTTCCTCGCCTTCCTCGTCCTTGGTTTCGCCGTCGTCTTTGTCGCCGTGTTCATTGTCCGTCGTCTCACCAACTTCACCGGCTTCCAGCTTGGCAAGGCGCCCAGCAATGTCGGTGATGGCGGCAGTGAACTTTTCGTCCATGGCCTGGATCAGAGCGGCGACGTCAGGCTGTTCGCCGTCGTCTTTGGTCTCGTCATCCTTTTCGACTTCCGGCTGCTTCAGTTCGATAACGAGCTTTTGCGGCTCGGCTTCGTCGGCCATCGTGTCTAGTTCTTCATTCAGGGCGGCTTCATCCTGGGCCTTGAAGGCCGTCATGATGCGATCACGCCACGTACGTTTTGTACCCATCGGAGGGCCTCCTGTACTGGTTAGAGATTGGTTGTCGCCAACGAAACACCGAGGGCCGCAACGCCCCTTATCGACAAGGGCGACGTGATTGCCGATGATGTTGGTCTGCCGGCCTTTGCCGGGTTCGATCTGCTCGTAATCGGCGTCATAGCCGCACGAGACTTCTGGATTGCCGGCGGTGACCTTGGCGATTGCTGCCTCATCCTGGATCAGGAAGTCAGCCAGCAGAAAGTCGGACAGATCGCCTGTTCCACGCCGTACCGCGACGATGGTGCCTACAGACAGGCTGCGCCAGTTGGACGGGGTTACATCTTCATCGGGGTGGTCAACCGTGATCGGTTTGCCAAGAAACGATGCGACCGTGGCTGGGGCGAATACCTGCGCCTCGTCGCGCGAGATGCGGACAAGGCCATCTCGACCGGGATCAACCGGGACTTCGCCGCCGACGTAGATCAGTTCCCCGATGCGCGCGATCGGCACATCTTCGCAGAGCAGGAAGCCTTCAGGCGTCAGGCTGCGCTTCGGACCGATCTTAACGGGCGTGTAGAAGCGGAACTGCGCGTCTTCGCTGGCGGCCTTGTCACCGGTCAGTTTGCCCTCAGCAAGCGTTCTGGCGACGGCTGGGTGCATTGGCTGCGGCAGGTCATCCAGCGATGCCCAGCGATAGTCCGTGTGTTCCCCGTTCAGTGTCGGGATGAACTTCGGGGAGCCTTCACAGACGAATGTCGTGAACTCCATTCCGTTCGGCGTATCGCGTGTGTCCAGAGAGCGAAGCGTGCGGATCGGAACATTGCCCATCTCCTCAATCGCTTCGCGTCTGGCGGCTTCCTCGGCCGTTTCTCCGTCATCTGCCTTGCCACCGGGGAATGCCCAGTGACCGGCGAAGTTCTCTTCCTTGGGCGAGCGCTTGAGCAGCAACACGGTATTGTCGTCGGCGACGAACGCAATCCCGGCGGCAATGTCTTTCACCGTCTCAGGCGGTGCGCTGCCACGCGAAAGCACTGCCCGCAAACTCAAGTTGCCAACGGCCATTCCATCCCCCTCGATTTTGTGCAAATGTGCGGGCGATGAAGTTGCCCAGACTATCCCCCGACGCTCTAATCGAGGAATTGAACGATCAGGCCAGAGAGGCCTTTGTCGATACGTTCCCGCATGTCGACCAGGCGGATACGTTGGAAGCAGATGCTGCGGCCTTTATTCAATCGGCCGCCAAATTCCTCACCGATATTGTGGGCGAGGGCGGCCAAGGCGCGGAACGCGCACAGCGGATACTTCATCGCCTGGAATGACAGGTTCCGGGTAGCATCTGCAGTTTGGAAACTGCCCTGCATGCCCTTTCATTCCGTCCAAGGTCGGCGGCGAATCCCATCTGACGAATTTGCCATTCATCTCCTCGTGGGAATGTCGCACGTCCTCATCTTCTGCCGTTCTCCAAATATACCCCTCAGACCCGACATATTCGGCTCTCGCCCTCGTCAGTTCCGTTCCTGTCCGGCTTACCTCGGTTCGGGCAATCGTGTTGGCGCGGCTCTTGGCAACGTCACCGCTGCGCATGATCTCCTCGGCCACATACTGAGGACGCTTGCCCTCGGTAAATGCCTTGGTCGATATCTCCCTCACCCGATCCGCCGCCTCTTCCGGCAACGACTTGATGAGCTTGACCTGATCCTGCAGCCGTTCCCGCATCACAGCGCCGGTGGGAGCGCTTTCGATCTCCTTGGCGATGCCTTGGCCTATCCGGCGTGAAACCTCCATCCACGCCGCTCTATCGCGGCTGGCGACGTCTTCCAGCATCCGAAGGGCCGTAGTCTCCGCCCATCCGCCGATGACGTTGCTGTACCGGCGAAGGGCTTGCTCAATCTTGCTTGCCGACGATGGATCACCAACAGTGTAGCCACTGGCTATATCCCCGATGACCCGCGCGATCTTGCGAAGCTGGATCGCGTATCGGGCTTCTGCCTTCTTGGCCCGGATGAATGCCGAGCGGCTTTTCCTGTCTCCGGCCTTATCGAAGGTCTTCACGTCTTCCCGCCTACAATGGCCGCGAGTGGCTTGGGCTCTGGCTTCACCTCGGACACGCTTTCGTCTTCCGACTCGTCCTGGCCCGTCAGGCCCTCAAGGTCTGGGACGGGAGGGTTTGCGTCATCTTCCTCCGCAGCCTTGATTTCCTCATCAGGGATGGCCGAGAAGATGCCCGTGACTTCCGCCGACTGGCGAAGCGTCTTGAGCGCGGTAGCCTTGCCGATCAGTCCCTCAGCATAAGCCGACGATGTTGACCGCTCGACCGATTCCGCGACCTCTGCCTTTTCCTTCTCGCTCATCTGCCAAAGCGGGTTGAACTTGAACGAAAAGTTCTTGGCCGGTTCCTCACCGAAAAGCGATCGATGCATCACGTCGAACAGGATCGTCAGGGGCAGCTTCAGGCGGCGCTCCTGCTGGGCCTTGACGCTATCGTAATAATTCCGCAGATCGCTCTCGCCCGTGGCGTTCATGCCAGCCGGCGACTGCCCGAAGAGGCGAACCAGAGGAATGTCGATCGCACCGGACAGTTGCTGACCGAACTGGAGCAAAACCGCATCCAGACCGGAGAAGGTGTAACTGTCGGCCTGGAACTCGTCGTCTCCGTCAAGCAACGTCAGCCCTTCGTTGGACTGGTATTTGCGGATCATGTCGACCTGCTTGACTAAGCCCTCAAGCGCTGGGCCGCCGGCCGCAATGATCTTGCGGAGATCCTTGACCTTCACCGTCCGCAGATGCGCCTTGTAGACAAGCTGGGCGGCACCCTGCGTTGCGCTGTCAAATCCCACCAGTCGATCATAGAGCCGCTCGACAACCGAGATACCCCAGCCGTTCTCCGTCAGTTTCTGCTGGAACGGCAGTTCGTATCCCTCGATGCGGATGACCCGCGAGTAATGCACCTTCTTGTTGATCAGCGCCGGGCGTTCTGATTGACGGTGTAGAACTCTGGCTGGCCGAGGTACGGGCCGTACTCTGTCACCGGCTGGTTGAGCGAGGGCTGTACCATCCACCGGTCGAGAACCAGCAGACCCTTGAATGAGCCCTTCGTGATCGTGTCGCGACGGAGTGGCGTGGAAACGTCCTGCCCTCGATCAGCATGATAGCGACGGCGCCACCATAGAGACGAGCCCACTTGATGGTGTCGTTCAGGTTCTGCCATATCTGCAGGTTATGCAGACCGACGTGGAACTCCTCGATGTGATCCGGGCTGATATCGCCGTTGATGTCCACGCCTTCACGGGTCATGTCCTCGGCAACAACGTCGACCGCCTTACCACCAGCCAGGAACCGCGGTACATCCATTCGAGACGCACGCGGTCGCGGCTGATCGGGTTGAACCCATAGCTCGAACCGGTGGACATATTGTCCGTACCGATTCCTGTCCGCGCATGAAGTTCTGAAAACTGTCATGGGTCTGCGCCGGGGAATTCGGCGTCATGGTCCGCTTCTGGATGCGGCTGCTGTTGCGTCTCGACATTATCCAGCTAGCCTCTTCCACATGTTTGCGTCGAACCCGTCACCGAGCGCCAATTCGTTTAAGGCGTCGGCAAAGGCGTCCACCTGGTCATCGAACTGTCCGTTCGGGAACGTGCATATCTCGTCCAGAAAGGCTTCATTCACGTTCCGCGTACCAGCTTCACGTTGCCCGCTTCCGCCTGAGCAGATGCCGGGCGCGCGCGGGTCGCCTTGTCACGGTTGGGGCCACCACGACAACATCGAAGCCGGCCAGGAGCTTGACCTTGGTCTCAGCGTCAGCTTTACCGGCCGCGCCAGGGTCTTGAGGCATCCTGATGCGGGTCGTGCGCCGTCTTGCGTGGCAGTATTCTTGAGGTTCGTGTTGACCTCAGATGCCGACCACCGCGCGCGCCTGACGTCCTCGACGTAGAACGTGTCGTTTACCTTCGCCATCCAAGACAACGGTCCAGTCTGGCTGGCGTCCCGGCTTTGCCTTGCTTGCCGCAAAGTCCCATGCCTGCACCGTTGCGCATTGGCTGGAACTGCATCGACAATCTCAAAGTCGCCACGCTGGAACATGCCTCCGATCGAGGGATGGCCGCTGCTGCAATTGCCCTGCAACAGCGTAGGAACCCATCGGTATCTTGTCACGCTCGACAACCTCGCGCGGAAAACGCTCAGGAAAAGCAATTCCCCTTCTTCCGTGCGCGATCGTCAAACCCGATCGACGTGTGGCACCGACGCTCTGGCTCAAACTCCATGGGGAGCATGAGATGCTCATACCCAAGGCCAAGCTTCAGTATCTGCCCGACACGTCACTTTCGTGCAGGCGCTGCATGATAACCACGATGGCCGACGAGGCCGGATTGTTCAGTCGGTCGGAACAGCCTCCCGAAAGATGCGCGTCGTGCTTTCCCGCTCAGCATCGCTCTCTGCGGTCTCTGTCGAATGCGGTCGTCAATGATCACCCGATCACCACGGCCACCTGTCAGCGAACCGAACGGCATGCTTCACGAAAGCCGGTCTTGTTGTTGGCGAAGGATGCCTCACCAGCACGGATAAGCTTGACCTCTGCCACAGAGACTGGAACCAGTCGGACACGATGAGATCACGCATGCGGCGGCTATCGCGCTTGACGTACTTCTCAGCGTAGCTTGTGGTCAGATACCGCATTGCCGGCAGACCTTCGGCCCCCATTCCCACGCCGGCCATAGAACCGACGTCAGCAGCGACTTCATGGTCCCGGCGGGATGTTGATCAGCAGCCGGGTTATCCGCGCGTCAGTTACCGCCTCTAGATGCTCGCACAGCGCGTCGACGTGCCATCCATGCACATATGGCTGCAAAGGCTCCAGAACGTGCCACGCTCGCGCACGAAGCCCGCAAGAGTGGAACACCGCTCCCGGATCAGTTCGCCGTCACGCTCGACGCGCTGGCGCTCTGCCTCCTTAGCCCTCCTCGCCTTCTCCAGACGTATCAGCCTCAGCATCGTCGCTGGAGACGCCGGCAAAGTTTGCGGCAGAGAAGGGCGAATGCGTCAAGCTCGTCATCCCCAAGCACTGTTAAGTCGATCTGGACAGGCCCGCATCGGGGCCGCTGATCCCTTGCGTGACCTTACCATCGAGGCGGTCAGCTATTTCTTGATTGCTGCGGTGTCGCCCTTTTTCGAGCAACTGGCGCGCGTTCCACCGGAGAGAACCCTTGTAGGCTTTGCACTCTTCTCCGTTAGCCGCCGCTTCCGCCTCTACGATCAGGCATTCCTTGAACGGTTTCGTCTTGGGACGGCCGCCCGGATTGCCGCTTTGACCTGGTTGGAATGTCATGTCCTGTTCTCAAGATTGACCTGTTGATTTCTCATGATTTTTCGGATCGGCCTTTCTTGTTTTGGAAAACCGTTCCCGCATCGAAAAGTACCAAGCCGCTAATCGGGATACTTTCTGAAATTATGTTCTACCTGCACAGGCTATTGGACAGATATTCCGCGGTCCCGCACTGTGCGAAGGGCGATGCGCAACCTGCCAGCGCCAGCAGCAAAACGATGGCGATCATCCTCATCTCAAGCACCCCGCTGGATAACCAGATACCCTGCAGTCTTGCGCTTTCCGCTCTGGTCGACCACCTGCCACTGAATAACGACAGGTGCTCGATC